ATCTGAGCGTTTACTCTACCCGGTAATTGTAAAGAAGAGGAATACAAGTCTACTAAATAGGCGTATTGAAACTTGATCTTGTCTATCGCCGCAGTGCTGCCATAAGACTCGTCTCCGACTGTATAATCAGTATAGTTTGCACTTATTGTTTTAGATCCATAATATCTTGGTATAGTGAAAGAATTCAATCTATAGTTTGTGTCCTGTAATTCCGCATAAGGATTGTTAGGATTCGTGTAAGTATTATAGTTATCTGTAAGAGCTCGATTAATAGACTGAGTAATCAACCCTAAATTAATAGGAGTTAACTGATCAGAAGTATAGTCTAAATTAAAGAATCGTTCTGATCTAACAGAAGCCGAAATATTCTGATAAAGATAATTTAAAGAGTAAGTAACATAGGTAGATCCAGTTCCATTAAACTGTATAGAAGAAACTTCTGTTTGATCGCCTATAGAATCTTGAGTAGTTACTGTGATTAAGCTACCACCAAATTCTCCATTATACAATTCTATTCCGTCTGTACTAGTGTATGGAATTAATCCCAAAGAAGAAGTGTAAAAACCAGAATTAAGCGTACTTCCTGAAATAGCTCCAGCAATGCCTCCATCTACATAAATCATATCAATAGACTGAGACAGATTATTATCCATGCTCATACTAGGCTCGTGTCTAGCGTACTTGTTTCTCTCTAGAATGTGACTCTTAACAATTATACCAGTAGATAAATTTGCTCTCGCTGGTACAAAGTCTCTAACTGTTTTGAACAGCACGTTGTTATAGTACTTAATCAATCTAATGTATTCCCAAACGCTATGAGGTTGAGTATAAGATGCAAAGTATGCTTCTTTTTGTAGATCCAAAGCTGGATAAGATCCTGATGTAGCGTAGCTTGGCTTACCTATTAATTGATTAATATTCAAACTAGGTAAAGAGCCAGTTATATTTGCATTGATTGTGTTCGAAGGAGAAAAGCCAACTTCTACGTTTGTTAAGTTGATTCTTTTATCTGTATTGTACCATTGAAGTGTAGCGTAAGGAGAAAGAACAGACGCACTCAATTCAGTAGGAGTTGTGTATTGATCCATGTGGCCAAAGATCATATGATCGTCTTCCATAGAGCCTGACATGATATCAATCTTGTCGTTGTTTATTTCAAATACACCAACGCTTCCAGACCAGTATTCTCCACCAAATTCATTAACAGTTAAAATGCTTTCAGGAATACCAAAAGTAGAGATTAAAGCTTTAACAGATCTTTGAGTTCCTCTTGTTTTTAGTAAGTAGGGTAAGTTGTGATAAAGTCTCTTATATAATTCCCCTTGTAACTGTTCGTTTCCTATAGTAGCGATACTAGAAGTAACGTAAGTGTTAATAACCTCTGACCCAGTAGGAGGTAATAAAGTTCCGTCTGGATTGATACCAAATAATGTGTAGTATAAGTTATCCGAAATGTTTGAATTTGTATATAGTTCGAATCCCAAACCTCTTAAAGCATCAGATACCATGTCTAAAGATATTCCAGTGTCAGGATTATTGGTGGCTTCGTATCTCGTACTAACGTCTTTGTAATACAACCAAATATTATCGAAGTGTTGACCAATCATATTCAAGAATGTCGTGTAAGGAGCATTACTTGGATCGTCCAATAGGTATTGTGGGATTGCGTTAGTTAACTGATCTTTGTTTGTTGCATCGTAAAGAGAAGCAGAATATAACAACGAAGATGTGTACTGACTTGGAACAGTTTCAGCAGATCCCAACCAATTTACGGCTTGAGAAGAAGTCACTGAATACAACTCGTAAGGCTGCGTAGCGTTTTGCTTAGGCCACGCCCAACTACCGGAATTAAAATATAGATAGTATTCGTATAGATCGAACTTTTCTATAAGACTATCAATAGACTTTTGAATTACATTTATAGAAGAAGAAACAATGTTTATGCTAGTTCCGTTATTGTAAAGATCGTTTTGAGCAGCTATTTGAGCATTATAACTTTCTAATAGTTCTAATTTATATACGAAATTGTTTACTCTTTCTGTTGCGTTAGAGAAGTGTATGAAGTTACCAAAGTTAGTGTAGTCTACGTTAATGTCTACAGACTTGTCTTGATAATAAGACAACATCTTTTGGTAAGAAGAACTAATTTCGCTTGTCAAAAGACTTGAATAAGAATAGTACTCTGTAGTTTGACCGTTTTTATCGTTTACCGCTATCTTAAAATTAGGACCTCTTAAAGAATCAGTTGTAACTTGTACATCAGCTTCAATCTGAAAGTCTACATTAAAGCTAACTGACTCAGCAACTTTATCAACTAACCATAATTCCGACTTAATATCGTAAGCCTCAGGAAGCGGTTCGTAAAGTTTAATAAGTAGTGTAGATTCTCCAGTATCAGGATCTTCTGAGTATGCTACGTTATTAGCAATGATTAACTCATTATTTCCAAAGTTTAAATAAAAATCTGGATAATAATTTTTTGTAGTAACGTAGTTTTGATATTGACTAAAAGCATTTAGTATTATGGTGTTGCTTAATACTTGAGAAGCCAATCGTATTTCTGTTCTTGAAGAAGAGATTTCTTTTATCCAATAGAAAGTACCAAAAGATGAATTGAATAGTCTTCTTAAAAAGTTATATTGAGTATTTAGTGTACCTCTATTAAAGCCTAAAGTAGTTAAATCTTTTTGAGGATCTAATACTAAAGCAGAGTATCTATTCTCTTTAATTGTATTTTTAGAATCTGGATAGTAGTCTTCTAATTGATAGTTAACAAACTCTAGGTTCCCGTTTTGATCGTACACAAAGAATTCTATATAATCGCTTGAGTCACCAAACTCTGCTGTTATATAATTCGATGTTATTAATCGATCGTCTTGAGGAGAATAATCCTGTTGAACAATTCCAGGACCATCATATATTATGTTAACTTTTTCCATTAAAGTACTTTATTGATAGTTAGATACGTTTGACTTAAATCTAAAATTTGTTGACGAAGAGCATTAATCTCTTCTATCAATGCCTGCTTCTCAGGATCTAATACAGATCCGCCTATATATTCTTGACTTCTTAAAACTAAAGATTCGTGAGATTCTGATGTACCATTTGCAGGAATATCAAAAAATAACTGATCATAGTATCTAAAAAAATCTTCTACGGTAACGCTCTCTGGTGCTGGTGCTGGTATCGCAGCTGGCACCAATTCTGTAAAACTGGAATCTATTACCTTGTTATAGGTATTGACGCCTCTTACCTCTTTTACTAAATCTACCGATGTTGACATTTTTATCTAATTATTTTGAAGATGTAATCGTTATCCACATCTATGTTTTCTCCAGTTGGCAAAACAGTTTTTATTAATATTTTATAGTATCTTTCAGGTTCTAATCCTGTCATGTATAAATCAAAGTAACTGCTAGTAGCGTCACAGCTTACCTTAGTGTAAGTAGTATCAAAATCTACTATAATCTCTTCAGACTTTACGTCTTGTAAAGACCAGTAAGACTGTTGAGGAAGCGCCTTATTTACATTATAAACAGAAGAAGTAGTAAAAGTTCTTACTGGGTATTTGTCTCTTGCATTAACTCTGAATCTATATTTAGTTGTGTCGGATTTGTATGTTCCTACGTTGTTATCTAAACTCAATACAAAGTTATTATTGTTTAGTACACTTAAGCTTCCTGTTGCATAAGAGCTATCGTCCCATTTCATTTCTAAAGTAGGAGGATATATAGTGTGGGTATCTACAGAGAAGAAGTTAAGAGCTATAAAACTACCTGAACTATTTTCTACTGAGGTTGGATGCTTTAAAAGAAATCCATTATTTGTAGATCCGCTAAACCAGTTATTTACAATAGAGGTTACGTCTGCATCTATGTCCTTAGGATCTTTGTATGTGTAAGATTGTGTAGTAAAAGTATTTGTCCAATTTCCTCCTCCAGGAGTTAAGAAGTAAGACGGATTCGTCCAATAGTTAGTAGCGGTAATATATGAGTTTGGATTATACCAAGAAACTCCATTTATAGTTTCAGGATAATCTGCGTTTTTACCAGTTCCCATTTCCCAAGAAGAAGAGACTTGTCTTATCTCTAAGCTATATGTAGTTGATAAGTTTTCTGCATTCGCCAAATATAGTTTTAAACCGGCTTTCCAAGATCCTGTAGCGTAAGACTTTATAGTGTTGATATCAGCATCGCTAAATAGCACTAAAGATCTTCTTATGTCGTCGTAAGATAGAACCGCTCCAGGGTTTATATCAACAGAGTAGTTTATTGCAGACGCATTGTTTTTTGCTGACACCTCTAATATTTCATCAAGACCAGTATTTTTTACCGGAAATTTTGAATACATTGTCGCATCTGCTGTGGGAAATATTTTATATACTGCCATTGTTTAATCTTTAAAATGTTACTACTCTACCTTTTATGTCTGTTTGAGGAAACTTTAATTCAAATATACAAGGATCTAAAGAAGGGTATATTACATTGTTTAAAGTTGCGGCATCAATATCGTAAGAGTACTTAGAATAGTTATTAGCCTCTCCTGATTTGTTTATTATTGAAACGTCTTTAACTGTTTGAACTCCGTCTATTTGATCTAACAAAGCGTATAGATCTCCAAGTATAATAGGTTGGTTTATCTGCCAATTATCTTTATCAAAATAGTTTTGTAAAGATAAAATACATCTAGCTAAAACGTCTTGACTAGTATAATTAGGTCTTATTACAATATCAAAATTACAACCAATATTAACTATATATGCAGGCTTAATGTTTATGGCGTCAGTCAACATTCTATAATCAGATATGTAAGTTTTTAAATTCTCCATAAGAGGCATAGAAGGCGTAGCCAAGTGATTAGCGTTATCCAAACCTAATACGTAAAGACTCACCATTATTTGATCTCTTTGGCTATTATCGGCAGCCAAATAGTTTGTATATGTAGCGTCATCTTTTGTGATATACGCTTTCGATATTTTACCAAACTTAGAAGGCATGCTTAAACATCTCGCCAAATAATCTTCTTGAGTAACAGCTCTTAATTGACTAGAAAATTCTGCTTGAATGTTTAGTTTTAATTCAACATCAGAATCTCCATCTCCACCACCAGAAGCCGGATCAGTGTTGTTAGTAACTACAGTATTTTCGAAAGATAAGTCTGCGGCTGTTACTGATTTGTTTACTATATAAGTTAATTCGTTAGATAAAACGTTAGCAGAAGCTCCGCCTCCAACTAAATAAGTAAATGTTAATGTAGTATTTTGAGGAGCTAATCCGTAAGTTTGTGTAGTAACAAAGTTAGTAGGATCGAATGCAGTGTTTAGCAAGGTCAAACCAGAAGTAAGACCAACTCCAACTGTGTTTGGATTAGGAATTACGCTAGTGTCTGAAACTTGATTTATACCAGAACCGAACTCAATATTCATAGTTCCATCAGCTTGATATCTTGTAGTGAATCTTCTAGGAACCGTTAATTTTTCTATCATATAAGGCACTTGATTAGCGCTTTGATAGAATTCTGGATAATTAGCTGCTGTGTTTGTAACGGGATTTAATATATAATCTTGAGCTAAATAAGGCACTTCGTACCATAAATTACCATTTGAATCTTCTACTTTTAAAATGGTAATAATATCAGTATCTTGTAAATTTATGGTAACAAATCTTTCAGCGGATCCAAAATTAAATTCTTGTGTTTTAACTTGACCTGATATTGCTTGCGTATTTTTTTGTAATAAGAAACTAGTTGGCACTCCGAAAGAATCTACCGTATAAGTAGAAACTGTAGTAGGATCTAAAGAAGAAGAAGTAGTAAAATCGACCTTGTTTGGAACATAAAAGAAATTAGAAGTGTCTATATTAGATCTTATTTGCATTCCTTCTGCAATAGTAAGAGCGTAAGTAAAATCAGGAACAAAAGTACCCGCTTCGTTAGCCGAAGGAACTTGTTGATAAACTTGAAGGTTCGCAACTGCGGCAGAGGTAGTCTTTGGTCTATAGCCTAACATATAAGCCATAGAGTACAAATTGCCCTTTTGCTTTGCGTATTGTAAAAAAGTTTCTTGCAATTGATTGTCCAAATAGAAAGATAAAACGTCTCCAACGTAAGCGGCCATTTCTATAAACATAGAACCTGGTGAGGCTTGAGTAAAATCGTTGTACACCGTAGGGTAATACGATTTAGCATATTCTATCAAGTCCGATTTAAACGAACTAAAATCTTTATTGAGATATTTTACATCTGTACTGTTTGGCATCTTTATACGTTTTGTATTGTCAATAACACTTCGTCTGACTCTTTTGTATTTCTAATATTATAACTAAATTCTATATTAATAGCTCCTATATTAACGTCCGAACTAACTACCAAACTAACTATATTAACGTTTGGAAAATTTGTTTCTATTTGACTGATTAGCATAGTTCTTAGATCGTCCGTAGTATTTGTCTCCAACTGTTCAAATAAGAACGATCTTAATCCGGCTCCAAAGTTAGGATTAAAAGGTCTTTCTCTAGGATCGGTTAACAAGAAGTTAATCAGGTTGTATTTTGTCTGATCTTTAGTGCTATACACAGTATTGAAAACGTTAGAGGTAGAAAAAGGAATGCTAACTCCTACTCCTGTAGATGGACGTAAATCAAGGGGTGATATTTTTCTTGCGTTGTATGCCATTATATTACGCCTTTGGCTCTCATTTTACTCATTAAATCTGTGAAGTCAGGTACCTCGTTTATTTGTACCATGCTTGGATCAGAACTAGGTCTTGCTGTCGCCAACATACCATTAACATCTCCTACTGCAACTTGCTTTGGTTGAAAGAAGCTAGTTGGGTCTATGCCTATTGAACTAGGACCAATATCCGACGTGTTAAAAGACATATCGTCCATATCACCCATTGTCATTGCAGTTTCGTTTAGCATATTTGCCAAAGGATTGCCTGTGAAGTTAGGTTTAGGACGCACCGGTTGTGTGTTTAGTGTTGCTGGCACAGCCATTTTAGGTCTCTTTGATTCTTTTATAACCTCTTTAGGAGAGCTTGAGGATTGAATCTCCTTTAAAATGGCAGGCATTTCTTGACGGATCGCATTTACGACCTCTTCCCTGATCAATTTCTTTAGTAATTCTAATTGGTTACTTTTTGCCATATCCTATAAATATTGATTTTATAATATTCCTTTTTATTGAATTGTTTGAGTAGAGTCAGATTTTCCTTGTTGAGAGTAATAAGATCCACCACTTCCAGCATAGCTTACTGGACCTCCACCTGCACCTCCGCCTGTTGCAGAAGTAGAAGACTGGGCCGCTTGATTTGTATTATCTATTGGT